CTAACTTACTGATTTTAATAATGCTCTGGCGCTGCTATGTATGCTTTGGGGCATCTGTGGGGCAAAATCCGCGAGCCTCTGATTCAGCATTGCGATCTGCTCGCTACTGCTGTCTGCCATCCACGCACCGTATACGTTGAAGACCATCTGGGCGCTCGCATGGCCCATCTGACTGGCAATAAAGCTGGGGTTAGCACCAGCTGACAGTGACCAGCATGCATACGTGTGACGCGACTGATATGCTTTCCTGTGCCTTATCCCTGCTCGCTTCATCGCCGCGTCCCATAAATCACCTATCGAGTCGACTTTGTAGATGATCCCCACCTGCTGACATCTTCTGACCAGTTGAGGGTTGAAAACAAATGTACACTCGTGGCTCTCAGTTCTGCCGTATTCGCGCAGCTGAACATCGATCCGATGCCTTTTTCCAAGCCTGGTCATTTCCGCCTGATTCCTCAGGACGCTGATCGCAGGCTGAATGAGGTGTATCACTCTGTTGGTACTGGCCTCAGTTTTCGGTAGAGTGAATTCACCCAGTTTTGTATAATTACGCCTGATTGTTATTGTTCCAGCTTCAAGATCGATATCCTCCCAGGCCAGGGAGGTCAGCTCCCCATGACGGACCCCTGTGTATACTGCAAGTGACCACAGGTTTTTCGTCTGCTGATGCCGGCATGCATCAATCAGGCGAATAAATTCGTCACGAGTTAGCGGATCTGGCTCTGCCCTGGCTTTTTTAAGAGGCTTGATCCCGTCGAATGGGTTCGCCTCTAAGTAACCGTGATCTGCGGCAAACTGAAACATTCCGGCAATCGTTGTCATGTAATAATTTACGGTGACAACACTTCGTCCCTTTGCCGGGACCTTCCCCTTCATTGGCATCTGGTGACCGGTCAGTAAATCTTTCCTGATATACAGTAATTCCTCTTTAGTCACCGCCGACACCAGCCGATTACCCCCGATCCTTGGCACCATATTCCTTGCGACTGACTCATAACGGTTGAGTGCGTTCGCGCAGATTTCCATTCTCTTCAGATCCAGCCACTTTTCGGCAAGCTCTGACACTGTAATTTCTTTCTTACCCACCCCAAAAGTCTTGAGGTTAGGGGAGTCCGGAAACTGTGCCGCGTACTCAAATGTGCCTGTTCTGATGGCAAAGCATACCGATGTCCGCAATTCCCCGGCGATCTTCCTGTTCTTAGCGGTGTCAGGGACACCGAGGCTCTCCCTGACACGCTTACCTTTGAAATTAAACCAGATGCGCAATGTGCCACCGTGGTTTTCGACGCCTGTTGGATATGTAACTTTATCCATTGATTCCTCCAGACGCCCAAGAGCGATATGAGATTACCTTTTTCATGGCCTCAGATCACCCAGGCTGTTTGTTTTTCATTGAGGCCACCCACGCATCGACCGCTTTACGGTTATACATGCACTCGCTGGAAGGTTTCGGATTTCCGTCAGGTGAAACATGCACATATTCCCGCCCAACCAGCCAGCATTCTTTTCTGGCCCGGAGGATGGTTCCGGGCTTGAGCCCGGTAACCGCAATCAGAACCTTTTCACTTACCCAGTCATTCGGTACCAGAAGAACAACGTCGCTCATAATCACCTCAGTGCATAACTGGCATGTCAGGCATGCCTTCTGTCTGAATCTGTTCGATGAAACTGTCGTGCAGCAAATTAAAACCCTCCCGGCCAAATTGTGACAGCTGAAGCCCCTGCACTTCGTCTTCCGCTAACATGCCCTTGTACATGCGTAGAGCCATCTGCTGACCAAGCTCCTGGCCGTATTTCTCAATGGCAATACCTTCCACATGATTAGCAAGTGCGAATCGCTCTGGCGCAGGATAAATACTGATTGAACCGTGCTGGCCGGAGTAGATAACTGCTTTGTCGAAACCTCCTGAATCGTTGGCCACCTCACAGGTCCCGTTCTTTTCCTGCTCTTCCGTAATAAAGACGGCAACCAGCATCCAGCGCCAAAGAATGATTTCTTTCTCGATGCCCGGGTTAAACCAGCCGCTTTCAATCCCTTCCATAATGCAAGCCAACAGTTCAAGCCCATCCGGAATTCGTTTGTCATAATTACCGTTGTCGAGCTGGCGAACCGCAACTGAATAACCAATAACTCGGTTACCAAAACGGATGCCGGATGATGTAGGCTCTGGGGTAAAGCTTGAATCAACCATTAATGCACTCCTTCTGGTTTGATGGCTTGCAATGCATCTACTTCTTTGACGTAACGCTCGTGCATCGCGTCCCATTTTTCACACCATTTTTCCATTTCTCGCTTGCGCGCCAGGATACGACGCAGACGGCGAACACAACGCTGGTGGGCGGCCAGATACTCAGCCTTTGTTTCCCCGTCTCGCCATACCTCCATATCATCGCGATCAATACGCACCCGAGGGTGACGCTGCGGAAAACCTGAGCGCTCAAAAGCCTCGGTGGTCATGAAGAAAGCCAGATAGCGGATCGCCGTATCTCGCGTGAAGCATTTTTTGATACGTCCGTGGCGTACCGCCACGTACAGTGGTCCAGCTGGCGTATCATGTTTCTGTAATGCCAGGTCAATCATGCTTACGGTGCGTTTATCGTTCATTTTCGGTCCTTAACTTTGTTGTATCGTTCGTGACTCATAACTTCCCAGTTCTGTCCTCCATCACGTGAAAGCAGCCTCCACCGCAGGTTCACTTTTAGGCTGAGGTAACCAGTCCGACGCATTCGCCGCGGTGAAATCCGCTGCTGCCGGAATTGCAGGAGAATCTTCACTGCCTGAAAGTGAACCCACTCAGGAATTCGTATCGCTGTCAGTGCCACCAGCTACCTCCTCAAATCTCAGCTCCATTTCGCGCGCCATTTCGATAAACGTGGCCAGTGAGCAAATGTGCTCGTCGTCGAGCAGCCGGCGGTCGCATATCACCCTCCCGTTCTCGATGTGCAGGACTACCCGCCCGGTAAAATCAGGGAGGACATGCAGATCCACGTTCAACACGGGGGCGGGGAATCTGCATGCCCTGAAAGAGCATTGTTTGCTGGTTATTCATGGCTGGCCTCCGGGGTAACTGGTTTCTGCTTTTTGACGAACTCAACCAGCTCAGAAATGAGCTCGTCGATTAATTCCTTTCCGCTATCTGTGAGGAATTCACCGCTGCCGTTCACATCTACTGCGTTGCTGTAAATTCCTCCGATGGCTTTTACGCCGTCGATATTCCCGTATTCACTGATCGCAAGCCTTTCGAATTTTCGTAATAATCCATCGAGAAGAATCTCTGTTAACTCGACCGTGTTAATACCGCCTTTATTGAGCTTAATAACAAGGCAGTTACTGCCTGTTTTACGCTGGTGGCGTAATAACGCTGCTTTTAAAATTCGGCGTCGATATGTCTCGATTAATTTATCCATTGCGCTTTTCCTCCTCCAAACCCATAACTATTTCCTCTTCTTTTTCGGTCCATCCATGAATCTCAGCGGCGAGGTCATAAACCAGAGCGCATATTGTTTTAAGTTGAAATCTGTCTAACTTGTCGTGACATTCAAATAATGTTTGCGTCAAGCCTGACAACTTCTCTGCTTTGATATTCACTTCCTGAATATCCTGTCTTTTCAAAACACCCATAATTAACGACCATATGCTTTTTTAAGATAAAGACGAGCGATTACCTCGTAACCGCAGGCCGCATAAAGGCATGCTGTTCTATATGCCGATTTATCAATGATGAAAGTCATACGAAGCGCCTCACAGCCAAAGAAGCCACCACCCGACCGTGAATTTTGATTTCTTTCTGTTCATCGGTATTAAGGGTGAAAGTTTCGTAATGATGGTTATCAGAGATGATTTTTAATGAGCCATCAGCTAATGGCTCAATTCTCTTAATGAAAAGACATGGGCGACCAAAAGCATCCATTGTGTAAACATAAATGCCAGAGGTAAGCGCACGCCCACCGCAATCAACGAAAGCCACAACCTCACATCGTTCGATGGTCGGCTGCATTGAATCACCTTCCATCCGGCAGCTTTGTACGCGGTTGCCAAAGTCATTAATGTTGTCAGATCCGAACAGCATTTGAGGCGTTTTAACTGGCTGATTAATTGCGACGGAATTTTGCATTTTCATTTCCTCAGGGTGAGTTTTTCCTCACCCTAAAAGGTGTTAATTGTGATTAATTTAGTTGGTTAATTAATTGGTTAGTTAGCTAACAGAAAACATTTTTTTAATATCAGGATGGTCATCTATGATTTTTTTTGCATCATCACATGCTTCTTCATATGACTTGAAGAAATCAACCAGAACAAAATAATTATCTACACGTTCGTAGATAGCGAATTCCAAACCATCAATAAAAGTGGTGTTAAATTCGTAATCAAAATCATTCTGATGAGGCTGTGCAGCTCGTAAATAACTCCAGTGTGAATTTTCTTCTTTAAGCTTGGCGTGGATATCAAATGCCTGGCTCGGTGGGTTTGGTTTGGAGGTTATTTTCATCTCATTGGCTCCGTTGTTTGCCGATGAAATGAGAATACTTAAGTATTAATTGAAGGTCAATGGTATTAATACAAAAAGAATAATGGTTTTCTTATGTATTTGTTATTGAAGATTATTTTAGTAATAAAAAAGCCGACACAATGGTCGGCTTGGTGCTTTTTTGGTAGCGGATCAGAAGATTGTTGATACCCAAAACAGCCTTCCTAAAACCTCAAGACTATCCATGTCTACTTCTTCGTCAGGGTATTCATCAGAGTTGTAGCTTCTGATTGTTACCTTATCTGGCCCAGATCTGTAGAGGATTTTTAACCTTTTCCATCCACCTTGGTTGATGCCGTAAATTTTACCATCCACGATACGCTTGTCATGGCAGTTTATGGCAACAGTTGAGCCATCAGCGATCACTGGCTCCATGCTATTCCCGTGTGCAGCAAAGCATAGAACGCCATCACCATCACTATTAGCTCCCACCTTTCGCAATGTTGCTTTGGAAAACCTAAGTTTTTTGCCATTGTAATCATCATTAAGAGCGCTGCCATCTCCACATGCGAACTCGATATCCTTCAAGTAAGGCACCTCTACCTCATCATCCTCAAGCGGCGTTTGCTTATCCCATGGATCTATACCAAACATCCTTTGTTCTGGAGTTTTTGCGGGCCCCATGGTGCCTTCACCAGTACTTAACCATATTGGATCTACATCCAATGCTTTGGCTATATCCACGATTTTTCCGCTGGACTGAGCTTTTCCTGAGGTTAGTTTTTGTATGGCCCCCTGGCTTACCCCAACCCTATGCGCTAATTGACTTTGAGTAGCCCCGGCATGAGCCATCGCCAGCCTTAGTCTTTCTGCAAGTGTGTTCATCTAAGTATCTCCGATTTCTGTGCATATTTAATACCACAGGATTAACCATGGCAAGAGGATAATACTTGATTAATTATTCCTTTGGTATTATTTTATATCTTTAATATTAATACTAAGGGCTTTGTTATGACTGATGAGGTTTTTGAATCCCCAATGGCGAAAGCCGTGTACGTTGCTGGTGGGCAAAGTTCGCTTGCTAAAAAGGTTGGCGTTACGCAAGGAGCGGTCTGGAAGTGGGTCAGGGGGCTCAAGAAAGTTTCTCCTGTCCATGCAGTGGCAGTCTCAAACGCAGTTAATGGAGTTGTTAAGCCTCATGAACTGCGTCCTGATTTGCCGACTCTTTTCCCGCACCCGGGCAATGAGGTGTGACATGTCACGGCATTATTGCGTCAGCGAACCTTTACTGGTGGCTGAATTCAGTAACGAAAATGAGTTGGCGGGTGTCGCATGAGCATGGAACTGATGGTTAAAGCAATGAAGGTCAAGGTGGGAAATCCACTGCGTAAGCTCGTGCTACTGAAGCTTGCAGATAACGCTAGTGACCATGGCGAGTGCTGGCCAAGCTATCAACATATCGCCGATCAGTGCGAAATCAGTAAGCGATCTGTGATGATTCACATTGATGCTTTATGTGAATGCGGCCTGGTAAAAAAAGAACTTCGCCCAGGTCCAAAAGGTAACTCAAGTAATGTATATCGGCTTGATTTCAGTAGTGCAGGAGATTCACTAGGGGGTAGTGCAAATCGTTCACTACCTGGTGCAGCAGATTCACCCCGTAGTGCAGGAGATTCACTAGGGGGTAGTGCAGGAGCTGCACCCAGAATCAGTCACTCTTTTGAACCAGTCAATGAATCAGTCATAGAACCTAAATATAACGGTTCATCTGATAACCATTCTGAAAATCGCTCTTCCAAAGAGAACTATTCCAACGAGTTCGAGAAGGCATGGCAGGCATACCCTAAACGTGCTGGCGGTAATTCTAAAGCTGCCGCCTGGAAAGCCTGGAAAGCTCGAATCAAAGACGGTGTTAACACTGAGGCAATGCTGGCTGGTGTAAACCGTTATGCAGGTTATGTCCGTGCTACAGGTAGCGCCGGAACGCAGTACGTGAAACAGGCGGCGACGTTCTTTGGACCCGATCGGCATTTCGAAGAGCCATGGCAGGCGCCATCTGGTGCGGTAAGCGGTAGACCTGGTGGGCTGCCGGTTTCGGGGTTTAGTGAACAAGACTATGGCCAATCAGACTGCAACTGGTAAGCAGGAGAAATCACAATGCTGAGTATTAAACAACGCGAAGAAAGGGAAGCTCTGGTGGCAAAGCGCGAAGGGCTTCGTGAAGAACTGGCGTTTGCTGTTGAACATAAAAAACCGTGGCAGTGGGGGAGCTGGGAGTCAGGCGACGTCCACGCCGCCGACTGTGAAAAACATGGCAACTATCAGCGCATTTCCCTCACTGGAAAAGCATATCGTGGAGTTGAAAACGTTAAATACTCCCAGTGCCCGGAGTGTGTGAAAGCGGAACTTGCTGACATTGAATCCAGTCTGCGTGCATTACGAGTAGTCGACCTGATGGACAATGCCGGGATCGCAAGACGATTCGAAGCATGTGAATTCGATAACTACCAGGCTGTCAACCCGGATGCCGCCAAAAATCTGGCAGTCTGTCAGCGCTACACCGCCAGTTGGCCTGATCGCCTGAAAGCTGGAACTGGGCTCGTCATGACCGGAAACTGCGGGACCGGTAAAAACCATCTGGCAGTGGCCATGGCGAAGAGCATTATCCGTGGACATCTCGCTAAAGTGGAAATCACCGACGTTATGCGCCTCACCCGAGCAGTGAAAAGCACGTGGCGCCACAATGCTGAAATGACCGAGGAAGATGTAATTGAACGTTTCGCTTCATTGGATCTGCTAATTATCGACGAGGTGGGCGTTCAGTTCGGCAGTCCGACTGAAATGACCATCCTTCAGGAAATTATCAATGCCAGGTACGAAAGCATTTTGCCAACAATCCTGATCAGCAATCTTACATTCGACCAGTTGAAAGAAACGATTGGCGAGAGAATTGTGGATCGGGTTACCGATGGTGGCCGCAACCGTCTGGCATTTGGCTGGGGAAGTTTCCGTGCCATCGCGTCAGGAGTTGTAGCATGACTCCTGTCTGGAAAAATGAAGATCTGGAAGGCGCGGTGATCGGCGCAATTTTTCTGCGTGGTGCCGACCCTGAGGTACTGGATATTCTTTCCAGGGTGCCAGCCACCGCTTTCTCGGTACCGCAGTATCGGGAAATATATACTGGGATCTGCCGTCAGGCGCGTGGAGCTGGCGTTATTGACCCTGTACTGCTCTGCGAAAACATGCCAAAGCACAGCGCAATCATTATGGACTCGAGCCGTATCGCATGGGCGAAGTCGGCGCTTGTGTCCTACGTTTCCACGCTGGAGCGTAATGCAGCTGTTCGCGATGCCGAAGCTGTCATTGAAAGGGCTCTGGCCGATCTCCGGAATGCTCACAATAGTGATGCGGCTTTATCGGCATTCAGGGCCGCACAGAACAGCATTGCAGCAATTACTCTCGAAGAAAAGACCGTTCAGCCGGTTCATATCGACGACATTCTTCCTGCTGTGGTGGATCGGGTAGATGCGCGCAACCGTGGGCTTGAAGAAGCCAGAAGCCTCATGACAGGTATCGAAGAGCTGGACGCAAAGACTGGCGGCATTGAACCAACAGACTTGGTGTTTATCGCTGCGCGGCCGTCGATGGGTAAAACTGAATTGGCGCTGGATATCATCGACAAGGTTTCTGAGCAGGGCCGTGGTGTGCTGCTCTTCAGCATGGAAATGCCTAATATCCAGATCGGAGAGCGAATGGTATCTGCTGCCGGCGGCATGTCGGTTTCACGCCTGAAAAAGGCTGCTGATTTTGATGATGAGGACTGGGCCAGGCTGACAAACGGTGTAGAACGGCTGACTGGTCGTAGCATCTGGATGGTTGATTCCACCGATCTGACAGTAGATCAGATCCAACAGATAGCTACCCGCCTACAGCTGGCGCATCCGGAAATAGCGCTGGTGGTCGTGGATTACCTGGCACTCATCAAAATTGAAAGCACTGCACGATATGACCTTGCCGTCGGTGAGGTGTCAAAAGGACTCAAGCGTCTGGCTAAATCCAATAAAACTCCGGTCCTTGCCCTGAGCCAGCTTTCTCGTGGCGTTGAGTCGAGACCCAACAAACGACCGATGAACTCAGACCTCAAAAACTCGGGTGAGATTGAGGCTGATGCTGATCTGATCATGATGCTATACCGAGATGAAGTTTATAACCCTGAGTCGCCAGCGAAGGGGATCGCGGAAATTAACGTGACCAAACAGCGCAACGGTGAATTGGGTACGATCTACCGTCGATTCTATAACGGGCACTTCCTGCCAATTGACCAGGAGTTAGCAAAGCAGCGTTCGGCGCCACAGCAGAAAGCTCAGACCAGACGTTACTCAAAAGAAAGGCATTCCAGCAATGCAGACTATTAAAAACATCAAAGCAACGAGGGCAACCTTATGAAACTGGAAGCATCGCTCAAACATTTTAGTCCTCAGGGAATGCATATCAGCGATGACGTGAAAGGAACCTCTCCGGATCGTCTCACGGGCACTGATGTTATGGCGGCGATTGGTACCACCAGCAGCCGTGCGCGCTTCGGCCTGGCTGCTTTCTTCGGCAAGTCCGGCATCAGCAAAACGGATGAACAGCTCGCAGTTCAGGCGCTGGCGCGATATGCGATGGATGTCGCACCGAAGAATGTCCGCAAAGCCGCTGGCGACAAGCTCGGAGCCTGCATGTTGACGCTGGCGCAGTTTGCCTTTGCTGATTACTCCCGTTCGGCGGCTACCAGCGTGACATGTCACAATTGCAGTGGTACCGGACGAACAACCCGCGAGCAGATTACCCGCAAAGTTTCTTACCCATGGGGTAAAGCGCCATACTGGGCCTGCCGCTCTCGTGCTGTTCGACCATCTGACTGGGAGCAGTGGACGGAGGTAACAGAGGTTGTACCTGCGGTCTGTGATGTTTGCGAAGGCAAGGGAACGATTAGTGCCCGCTGTCGTTGTGGCGGTAAAGGTGAAGTGCTGGATCGCAAAGCGACCAAAGAACGTGGCGCACCGGTTTTCAAAACGTGTGAACGTTGCTCTGGTAATGGCTTCTCTGCTATCTCCTCGGCGACGGTACACCGTGCCATTCTGAAGCGTCTCCCGGACCTCCATCAGTCCTCATGGTCACGCAACTGGAAACCCTTTTATGAAATGCTGGTGGACACGCTGCGCCAGTGGGAGCGTCACGCGGCAGTAGAATTTGAGAAGGCAACAACTTATTAATGTGATCGGAACAAATGGCGACACTTTTTTGCACGTTAGTGTTGACTTTGCATAAAACTGTCCTGTATGCTTCTGATTATGGAGTATAACGCCTGTAGATAATTAACTTCGAAAAGCCCGCCACGTTGCGGGTTTTTTTATTTCAGGGTCAGAAGCACAGCGGTTGTGCGTTCGGCTGTTAACCGAATGGTCGAAGGTTCGAATCCTTCCTGTCCCGCCAATTCTGCATCTGTCGTAGTTTGGGAATTACGTCTGGCTTCCAACCAGAAGATGCGGGTTCGATCCCCGCCAGATGCTCCAAATTCGCCGGTCTAGTTCAGTGGCAGAACGGCAGCCTTGTAAGCTGCGCGTCAGAGGTTCGATTCCTTTGCCCGGCACCAATTCGCCTGTAGCTCAGAGGAAAGAGCAACCGCCTTCTAAGCGGTTGGTCGCTGGTTCGAATCCAGCCAGGCGAGCCATCAGCAAAACAAGTCGTCATCTCGGCGGCTTTATCTTGCATCAGGTGCATAACTGAATTCGCGAATACGTTATGCCGTCCGCTCCACGAAACGGAGTGCACAACAGGAAAGAGCATTGGCGTGAAGGGCTCATAACCCAACCCACGCAGCAGCATGGAGTTGGCGCGAAGTGCTCAGTGCTCTGTCCGTTGTGGTGAATTAAGCGACCGCCGGAAGCAGAACCGGATTAACAAATGCGTACAGGCGTCATCGCCGCCCAGCAACACCACACACCAACCCAGCCAGGGTATTTACGGCCAGAGAGCCGACATTGCCTTACCCTCATCTTCCTGGCTTGTCGCCAGGTTTTTTATTCCAGGCTCCGGGAACCATCCTCGACATGCCTTCTTGTTAAATCGTCCCGAGGGCCTGAACCAACTACACACGGAATAAATATGTCTGAGACCTTCACTATCGTAGGCGTTGGTCTTACATCGTCATCAGTCGGTGTAACCTTTGCCACGCTGTTTCCGGAGGCGACTCCAGCAGTGATGCTCGGATCACTCGCCGGAACGGCGCTATACGTTCTGACCTCAGATCCCCATCAACTCTGGAAGCAGGCTATCTTTGCGCTGATATCGTTTATCAGTGGCGTGTTCTTCTCCGTGCCCATGGCGAAAATCATGGCCGGAATCATCAACACGCCGTTAAGTCTGATGAAGCCACCGGCCAGCATTGAGGTATCGCCAGCTGTCGGTGCAATTGTCACTGCTTCCATTTCCGTGGCAGTCCTGCTGCGTATTCTCCGCAAATCCAAAAGCGGGAAGATGCCGGGACTGGGGGAGGAAGATAAATGACATGGCAGCTTCTTCTGATGGATGCAAACGCCATAGTTTGCCTGTTAATCATGGTCAGGCTGATGTTTTTCCGGAAAGAGGGAAAGCGTCATCGCCTGAGTGTCGCGGTACTGGCCTATCTGGTCATCCTTGCCGCCGGATTCAACGCCTTCAACATTCTGCTCGGCCACTACGTACAGGTTAACCTCGGCGATCTGCTGCTTAACTCCGTCATCTGCATGGCGGTGTGGCTGGCGCGCGGGAACCTGGCGAAGGTCGTCATTACGGAATAGCCATGACCAAAGACGATATCTTTAACACCATCCTCGGCAAAGAGGGCGGTTATGTTGATCACCCGAGTGATAAGGGCGGACCAACGAACTGGGGAATTACTCAGGCAACTGCCCGCGCGCATGGTTATGCCGGTGATATGCGAAACCTTACACGTGAGCAGGCTCTGGCGATCCTTGAGTCTGATTACTGGTATGGCCCGCGCTTTGACCAGGTGGCAGAAGTATCCCCTTCTATTGCCGCCGAACTTTGCGATACCGGTGTGAACATGGGGCCATCGGTGCAGGTTAAATGGTTCCAGCGCTGGCTGAACGTCTTCAATAACCAGCAGCAGCTCTATCCGGATCTGATCGCCGACGGGCAGATCGGCCCACGTAGTATCAGCGCGCTGAAGTCCTTCCTGGCGAAACGAGGCGGCGAAGGAGAAATCGTATTGCTTCGCGCACTGAACTGTAGCCAGGGCCAGCGTTATCTTGAGCTGGCAGAACAGCGGCCGGCTAACGAGTCATTCGTTTATGGCTGGATGCGCGAGCGGGTGAGCCTATGACGACACTCAAATCTTTACTGGCCGCAATCGGAGTTGCGATCCTGATGGTGCTTGGTGCGTTTGGTGTGGGCCGTTTTCGAGGGCGTGAACAGGCTGAAGAAAAAGCAGACCGGCAGCGCACAGAAGAAAAGACCGCAGCCATTAAGTCAGTAGCCGAACGCCGTGTAGAAGCAACGAAAGAGGCCAGCAATGTACAGCAGAATGTTAACCGCATGCCTGATGACGATGTTGATCGCGAGCTGCGTGACACGTGGAAGCGTCCCGGTGGTGGTTGATACAGCCTGTGACTGGATAAAGCCAATCTACCTTACTGATCACGACATTGATGTTCTTGACCGCCAGACGAAGCGCGACATCCTGGCGCATAACAAAGCGTGGCAGGCGAACTGCCAGAAACAAACCAGAGCCTCGCAATAGCGGGGCTTTTTTATGCGCATCGCACGCGCACATCAAAGAAAGTCTTTCAGCTGTGAGCCTGGGCAAACCGTTAACTTTCGGCGGCTTTGCCGTGCGACAGGCTCACGTCTAAAAGGGTAGTAAACATGAAAAAAACTTTAAGCCTAAAAGATGCAATGCGTAGCCTTCACGTTATCGAAACCGATGAAGGAATCGAACTACAAAGCGCGGCTGGCACGGCAAAATATGATGCGTGGGGCGCACGCCGTGAGGTGAATGGTATCCCAGAGTACTTTCCCTCCTCTGTCACGGTAAATAAGCGTCCGCAAGCGCTAGTGGATGATAAAGGACCATCTGTACCTGATGACTCATGCGCACCATTGGTACGCACAATGAAGCTTCGTGTTGAGCTGGACACATCAGGCGCACAACAGGCTGTTGACGAACTGGATGACAAAATCCGTAACAGCGATGCATTCAAAGTCCTGAAAGATGGCTGGACTTTCGAAAAGAACGGGGTGCTGATTATTAATAACGGCGAGGTGTTCGTTACCGATGCGAAGATCGACGATGCCGTATTGTCTAATGGCAATAGCGTTAAATTAAACGTCGCCGGCAAAGGCAAGCCGCACGAAGCTGGCATGACCCTCGGTGTTGAAGGTGAGCATAGCAAGGTTGAGTTTCTGGCCGATCGCTATAAGGTGCATGAAGCCGCTCAATCAGCCAGCAATAATGAAAAGACGACATTCAATGTTGGTTTGTCTTTTGGTGGCTTCCCTGGAGCAATTAGTCATGATAAGGCTAATCCCGCTGATGGTAATAATGCCACCAAAACCAGCCTCAATGATGAGATGTGCGAAGCCATTATCTCCGCCGTACGCGAAAGCGATTTGTTCGCAGCCCTCCAGGCAAAGATTGATGCGCAAACAGCTTCAGTAGTTGGCTTGCAACAGGCGATGCACGAAGCGGTGAACGATGCTCTTCGCAATGCGCTCAAGCCAGGCGGCATCCTCTGGAATACACGGTCGCGAGGAATCTGACGGGAGGTTTTATGCAGGTCACTATTGATGGTGTCCCATACGCTCCCGCCAGCGTCGTTTCATCCCGGATCGGCATTGCCATTTCGACACATCAGCGCGCAGACGTTTTAAAACGTTCTCTCGAACAGCATCTGAGGCACCTGCCAGCCGGCGCGCTGGTGGTGGTAGTCGATGATGGTTCAAAACCTGCCGCAGTAGTACCAGACGGCGTGCAGCTGCGTCGCCATGAAACATCACTTGGCATTGTTGCTTCGAAGAACGCCAGTTTAACCGCGCTTATGGACGCCGGGTGTGAGCATCTTTTCCTTTGGGACGATGACGCCTGGCCCATCGCTGATAACTGGCATCTCCCTTACATCGAATCACCAGAACCTCATCTGGCTTATCAGTTCCTCGATCTTGCTGGGCCAAGGAAGATAAACGATATGACTATCCTGTACAGGGATGATAAGCATATCGCTTACACCGGGCAGCGCGGTGTGATGCTGTATTACCACAGCAGTGCCATCGAAAAGGTTGGCGGATTCGATCCGGTTTATGGTCGAGGCATGTACGAACATCCTGACCTGGCCCTTCGGATTCACAATGCTGGTTTAACGTCTTGGGCGTTTGCTGATGTAGTCGGCTCTGAAAAGTTGATTCACTCTATGGACGAGTATGAAGAAGGCGCGCGCAGCATACCGAGGCCTGAACGTGAAGCGCTAGATAAAAAGAACGCTGTGATTTATGGGCAGCGCCGGGATTCAGGGTATGCAGGCTATGCCGAATATCGATCTCAGCGCGACGTGGTAATCACAACGTTGCTTACCAGCCAGCCAGACCCGCAGCGCGGTACGAAATTGGCGGCTGCACCTGACATGCTGACAAAGTGGGCTGCCTCGCTTCGGAGTTGTGGCCGTATTGCGCTGGTGGATGAGTTGCAGATGGCACCGGAAGACGTTGAGTTGTATCGCGTCCCTGACGTGAAGATGAATGTCTACTTCCGGCGCTGGCTGCATATCTGGCAGCACTTGCGCGAGCATCCTGAATACCGGTTCGTCTGGTGTACAGATGGAACCGATGTGGAAATGCTTCGCACGCCGTGGGATGAAATGCAGCCAGGTAAGGTTTATATCGGCTCAGAACCGAAGACATACGCCGACACCTGGGCAAAGCAGAATCATCCAGAGCGCATCTATCAGGAGTTCATTGCTGCGCACCGCAACGATCTGATGCTTAACGCTGGTCTGCTTGGTGGTAACCGCGCTGATGTTATGGCGTTCGCTCACGGCATCATCCGTCTTTACTACCGGATCGAGAGTTATCGTTTCTGGAAGAAAGAACAGGCTGGTGCGGCGGTAGGTGACATGCTGGCGTTCGGAATTGTCGCGCAGTCATTCGCTGACAGGCTGGTCACCGGACCTCTGGTTCATACCGTTTTCAAAACTGATGGAATCGGTGGGGAGGCTACATGGTGGAAACACAAGTGAAGTTTGCGGTTATTGGACACCATTCCCGATATAAGCAGGCATCGCGGCTTGCTGGACTTCTCGGGGATGTACTACTGATTGATAGCGGAGACCATGGCGCAAACTGGAATCATCGCCGCGCGCTTGAATGGGCTTCATGGCAGGATTGCCGGGTAGTGATAATCGAAGATGACGCATTGCCTGTTCCAGATTTTATTGAGCAGGCTCGCGAATGGCTTAACCGCTTCCCGGAATCGCTGGTGAGTTTCTACCTGGGTACGGGGCGACCACCTCAGTATCAAATGCAGATAGCTGAGCGGCTGATTGTTGCTGATAAGACTCAGGCTGATTACATCACGCTGCAGCGGCTTATACACGGCGTTTGTTATAGCGTACCCCCTCAGAATATTGAACGAGTCCTTTCTCGATGGGACAGCAGCAAGCCAGCTGATTATGCCGTTGGTGATGCCTATGGAGGCGCTGTTGTTTATCCGTGTTACTCGCTGGTGGATCATGCTGACGGCGAACCGGTTGAGCATCACCCCGACTCAGCGCCACGCACTGAACGCCGCCGGGCATGGAGGTTAGCCTGATGCCTGCGTTAATACCGAGGGCATGCCGCAAGCGTGGCTGTTCTGGAACAACCACAGACCGCTCAGGCTATTGTCCCAAGCACCTTAACGAAGGCTGGCAGCAGCATCAGCGAGGACAGAGCAGGCATCAGCGAGGTTATGGCAGCAAGTGGGACAGGCTGCGCCCAATCGTTCTCGACAGAGATAAACACCTTTGTCAGGAATGCCTGCGAAATGGAAGGTATACACCCGCTGAGACGGTGGACCACATCACCGCCAAAGCAAATGGGGGGACCGATGACCTTTCCAACCTCGAAAGCCTCTGTAAGCCCTGCCACAGGGCGAAAACAGCGGTCGAAAGACTCAAATGAAATCAATTCTCATTTGAATCGACCGATGGGGAGGGCGGGTTGAAAGTTCAGGAACGACGCGCCAAAGGACCGCCGCCTAACCTCTTTTCATATCGCCGCAGGTTAGAAAACTTTTTTATGGGGTCCCCCACTCGATGATTAATAGGAGTTTTCGATTATGTCTGGACCACCGAAAACCCCGACCCATCTACGTTTGGTGAGGGGTAACCCATCTAAACGCCCGATCAATGAGAACGAACCAAAACCCCCTTCAGGGGTACCCCCAACGCCGAAGCATTTCGACAAGCAGGGGAAATACTGGTTTAAACGGATGGCCGACGAGCTTGATGCTATCGGTGTGATGTCTCAGCTTGATGCCAGAGCCCTTGAGCTGCTGGTTGAGGCCTATACCGAATACCGGCATCACTGCGACACGCTTGAAGTTGAGGGCTACACCTACCGGACCGAAACGCAGAGCGGGGATGTGCTGATCAAGGCTCACCCCGCCGCCATCATGAAAGCTGATGCCTGGAAACGTCTGCGTGCCATGCTTGGTGAGTTCGGCATGACTCCAGCCAGCCGATCGAAAGTGAATGCAAAAGGTCCTGAAGCGGTTGATCCGCTGGCCGAGTTTATGAAAGCGAGGGATTAATGGCTAAGGTTGCAGAAGGCATCCGCTACGCCGAGAGGGTAGTGGCGGGGGAAATTATTGCCTGTGAGTATGTGCGCCTTGCCTGTCAGCGTTTTCTTGACGATCTGGCACACGGCGAAGAGCGCGGTATTTTCTTCAGTGAACCGCGCGCGCAGCACATTCTGAATTTCTATAATTTTGTACCTCACGTAAAAGGCGCACTGGCAGGGCAGCCTATTGAGCTGATGGACTGGCACGTTTTCATCCTGATTAATATTTTTGGTTTCGTGATCCCGCTGGTTAACGAGGAAACGGGAGAAACCGTTTTGCGTAACGACGGCAGCGGTCGTCCAGTAATGGTTCGGCGCTTCCGTACAGCAGATGTTGAGGTGGCCCGTAAAAATGCCAAATCAACGCTTTGCTCCGGCGTGGGGCTTTATATGGCTGGTGCCGACGGCGAGGGCGGTGCGGAGGTTTATTCCGCTGCAACCACCCGTGACCAGGCACGCATTGTTTTTGAAGACGCGAAGAATATGGTCAAGAAGGCGAAAGCCACTCTTGGGCGGATCTTCGAATTCAACAAGCTCGCTATCTACCAGGAGCAAACGGCCTCCAAATTCGAGCCTTTATCATCAGATGCGAACAACCTTGACGGCCTGAACATCCACTGTGCCATCGTCGACGAGCTGCATGCTCACAAAACCCGTGACGTCTGGGACGTTCTGGAGACGGCAACCGGCGCACGTCTGCAATCGCTGCTTTTCGGTATCACCACCGCCGGTTTCAACAAAGAAGGCATCTGCTACGAATTGCGTGATTACGCCATCAAGGTGCTGCGTGGGCTGGTAAAAGACGATACGTTTTTTGCCATCATCTACACCTTAGATGAAGGTGACGATCCCTTTGATGAAAAAGTCTGGCAGAAGGCGAATCCGGGGCTGGGTATATGTAAGCGCTGGGATGACCTGCGCCGCCTGGCTAAAAAGGCGAAAGAGCAGGTTTCGGCCAGAATTAACTTTTTCACCAAGCACATGAATATCTGGGTTACCGCTGAGTCAGCCTGGATGGACATGATGAAATGGGAGAAATGCGAGTTTATCGCCCCGCAGCACGAACTTAAAACCTATCCCTCCTGGGTGGGCGTTGACCTGTCAAACAAAATTGATATCTGTGCGGCCGCTAAAGTTTGGCGCGCGCCAGATGGCCACGTTCATGCGGATTTCAAATTCTGGCTACCGGAAGGACGCCTTGAGAAATGTTCACGCCAGATGGCAGAGCTCTATCGTAAGTGGGCCGGGATGGACAAGCTGATCCTTACCGATGGGGATGTAATCGACCATGCTCAGATTAAGGAAGAGCTACAGCTGTGGGTGGCTGGCGAGAGCCTGAAAGAAATTGGCTTCGACCCATGGAGTGCGACGCAGTTCAGCCTTGCACTGGCAGAAGAAGGGTTGCCGCTGGTGGAAGTGCCGCAGACCGTTCGCAATTTCTCTGAGGCGATGAAAGAGGTCGAAGCGCTGGTATACGGTGGCCGCTTCCACCACAGCGATCACCCGGTGATGAACTGGATGATGTCCAACGTAACCGTCAAACCTGACCGGAACGAGAACATTTTCCCGAATAAGTCCACACCAGAGGCCAAAATTGATGGCCCTGCGGCTTTGTTCACAGCAATGAGCCGCGTTCTGGTTAACGGTGGCAACGACCAGCAGGATCTCTCCGGATTCTTCAATAATCCCATCATGGTAGGTTTCTGATGAAAAAAAACAAACGGCCAGGCAGGGTTAAAAGTGCTCTGCTTAACTGGCTTGGTGTGCCTATCAGCCTGACTACCGGCACGTTCTGGGAGGAATGGTTTGGTACCAGCAGCAGCGGAAAGGTGGTAACGGCCGATAAAGCCATCCAGCTATCGGCTGTGTGGGCATGCGTAAGACTGTTAAGCGAGTCTATTTCAACCCTTCCGCTGAAAATATACGTTCGACAGCCTGACGGTTCGCGTAAAGCGGCAACCGATCATCCGGCCTATTCGATACTGTGCCGCCGACCCAATTCAGAAATGACACCATCACGCTTTATGTTGATGGTGGTCGCCAGTATTTGCCTGCGCGGGAACGCCTTCATTGAGAAGAAATTCATCGCAAACCGCCTGGTTTCGCTGGTGCCTTTGCTGCCGCAGAACATGGTGGTTAAACGTCTCACGACCGGGGCGCTGGAATACAAATACACTGAAAACGGTAACGAGCGCGTCATTCCCGTCAAAAACATCATGCACATTCGCGGGTTCGGTCTTGACGGTGTTTGCGGCATGATGCCGATGAAAACAGGCCGGGATGTGATCGGTTCTGCAATGGCGGTTGAAGAGTCCGCGGCGAAGATATTCGAACAGGGCCTGCAAAGTTCAGGGTTTCTCTCTTCTGATAAAGCTCTGGATGATACTCAACGTGAAAAACTTCGCGGTTACATGGCGGCGTTTACAGGCTCAAAAAACGCCGGGAAAATCATGGTGCTTGAGGGAGGCTTGACGTACCAGGGCGTAACCATGAACCCGGAAGATGCTCAGATGCTCGAAAGCCGCGCCTTTAGCATTGAGGAGATCTGCCGCTGGTTTCGCGTTCCGCCTTTCATGGTCGGTCACACCACGAAGCAAAGCAGCTGGGCATCCAGTCTGGAGGGCATGAACCTCCAGTTCCTGACACATACCCTGCGACCCCTGTTGGTGAACATAGAACAGGAAATAGGACGGTGCCTGCTGGACAGCGATGATGAGGTGTTCGCAGAGTTCTCTGTAGAAGGACTGCTGCGCGCCGACAGCGCAGGCCGTGCTGCGTACTATACCAGCGCGCTCCAGAATGGGTGGATGTCCCGTAATGACGTGCGCCGTCTTGAGAATATGCCACCGATTGAAGGGGGTGACATTTACACCGTTCAGCTCAACCTGACGCAACTGAAAAATCTCGAAAGCAGCAATCCTGCTGTTCAGGCTCTGGCCCTGAGAGAACTGCATAACCACGTATTCCCCGATATTTCCTTTGAACAATCTCCGCTGAAACAGGCCGCTTAGGAGCACTTTCCTGATGAGCAAAAAACAACTTCCGGTAGCACCGGCGGGTCGCCCCTGCGCGCGCGTTACCTGTGAAACATTACCGTCCGCACTGGACCGCTGGGACGGCGGGATCAAAGCTGCGGCCACTGACGACAACAGTATTTCTGTTTTTGATGTGATCGGGCAGGACTACTGGGGTGAAGGCGTAACAGCCAAACGTATCGCCGGTGCACTACGGGCGATGAATGGCGCCGACGTCACGGTCAATATCAACTCCCCTGGCGGTGACATGTTCGAAGGCCTGGCCATCTACAATCTTCTGCGTGAATACGAAGGCCGTGTGACGGTGAAGGTGCTCGGTATTGCCGCCAGCGCCGCCTCGGTCATTGCGATGGCCGGGGATGAAATTCAGATCGGCCGTGGTGCCTTCCTGATGATCCACAACTGCTGGGTCTACGCGATGGGTAACCGCCATGACTTTGCGGAACTGGCACAGTCTCTTGAGCCCTTCGATAACGCTATGGCAGACATCTACGCGGCGCGTTCCGGCCTTGATATGGCAGCTGTTCAGAAACTGATGGATGCCGAGAGTTATATCGGTGGCAGTGACGCTGTGGCGAAGGGACTGGCAGACAGCCTGCTTTCTGCTGATGCGGTCAGTGATGGCGATGAATCACCCGCGGCCGCGCTTCGCAAACTTGATGCGCTACTGGCTAAAACCAACACCCCGCGCTCTGAGCGCAGAAAACTCATTAAAGCCTTATCCGGTGGCATGCCTGGCGCTGTCACCACCAACGACGGTACGCCGGGCGCTGCCGAAGATATCAAACCTGAAACCCTCAATTCACTTGAAAGCGCTCTTGCGGCGTTAGTCAAATAAGGACCCTTTATGTCTGAAGTAAACGAAATTCTGAAAAAAGTCACTGCCAGCATTGAAGAGGCAACCGGCAAATTCAACGCGAAAGCAGAAGACGCACTCAAAGAGGCGCAGAAGTCAGGCAGGCTGTCAGAAGAAACAAAAGCTGCCGTTGATAAAATGGCTTCTGAGTTCAACGCGCTGCGTGAAGCTGAAAAAACCCTGAAGGCCGCAATGGGCGAACTGGAGCAACATGTTGCCCAGATGCCGCTGGCAAACGCAAAACAGGTTATCGAGTCCGTTGGCCACCAGGTGATCTCCGCTGAAGCCCTGAAAACCTTTGCTTCCAGCGTGGAAGGCGGTAAGCGCATCAGCATCCCGGTTAAGGCCGCCCTGACTTCGGTGGATGTTCCTGATGGTGTTGTGGAGCCACAGCGCCTGCCGGGTATTGATACGGCACCGAAACAGCGCCTGTTCATCCGCGATCTGATTGCTCCAGGCCGTACGTCCTCCTCAGCTATTTTCTGGGTGCAGCAGACAGGCTTTACCAATAACGCGAAAGTGGTTCCTGAAAATACGCAGAAACCATACAGCGAAATTGAGTTCACGCCGAAAATCACTGGCGTCAGCACCATCGCCCACCTGTTCAAAGCCTCAAAGCAGATCCTGGATGACTTCGCACAGTTGCAGTCCACCGTTGATGCCGAAATGCGCTACGGACTGAAGTATGCAGAAGAGCAGGAAATTCTCTTCGGTGATGGTACCGGCGTTCATCTGCACGGCATCGTTCCTCAGGCGTCAGCTTTCAATCCGGCGTTCACTGTCGAACAGCAGAGCGGGATTGACGATCTGCGTCTGGCAATGTTGCAGGCACAGCTGGCACGCTTCCCGGCGTCTGGTCATGTTCTTCACTTCATTGACTGGGCGCGGATCGAGCTGACCAAAGACAGCCTGGGTCGTTACATTCTGGCGAACCCTGCGGCGCTGACTGGTCCGACTCTGTGGGGCCTGCCGGTTGTTGCAACGGAAGCGGCAGCCTTCCAGGGTAAATTCCTGACCGGTGCATTTAACGCTGGCGCGCAAATCTTCGACCGCGAAGATGCGAACGTGGTTATCTCCACGGAGAACGCCGACGACTTCGAGAAAAACATGATCACCATCCGTTGCGAAGAACGTCTGGCGCTGGCTGTGAAACGCCCTGAGGCGTTCGTGTACGGTTCATTCAGCACCGGCGCGGGTAGCTGATAACTATTGCGGCCTTCGGGCCGCTTTTTTCGGGGCAAACAAATGCTTGATCAGAATGTGGTGAAACAGCATTGCCGCATTGATGCCGACTTTACGGGTGATGATGCTCTGCTGGAGATTTACACAGGTGCGGCGGCCCGGTACGTCCAGACATGGACACGCCGAACGCTCTATGAAAAGGAAAGCAGCCCTGGCTACGCTGACGACCCGGACCCGATACTGCTCAATGATGATGTGAAGGCAGCCATGCTACTGCTTATCGGTCACTGGTATGCAAACAGGGAAGCGGTAAACATCGGGAACATAACTTCAGCCGTACCTTTTGCTGTGGAAGCGCTATTGCAGCCATACCGTATTTATGGATTGTAGGAGGGGGTATGCAGGCCGGAAGACTGAGAGACAGGGTGGTAATTCAGAACATCACAACATCGCGTGATCCTTCTGGTCAGCCTGTTGAAACGTGGCATAACGGTGCAGAAGCCTGGGCAGAAGTTAAGGGCATCAGTGGGCGTGAGTTGGTAGCCGCTGGTGCTGAAACCGCAGTCGCAACCATCAGGGTATGGACACGATTTCGTAGCGATATAACTGCTGCGTCCAGACTCAGGGTTATGACTGGCCCGCTCAAGGGGGCCATTTTAAATATCATTGGTCCGCCGATACCTGATTCTCGCGGCATTCAGCTCGAAATTCTTTGTAAGCAGGGGATCGAAAAATGATAGACACGAGCCTCGATTTTTCTGGGTTAAATGATATCGCAAAGGACCTGGAGGCGCTTAGCCGCGCTGAAAACAACAAGGTCCTGCGTGATGCTACGCGCGCCGGTGCCGAAGTGCTTAAGGAAGAAGTAATCGAACGCGCACCAGTGCGCACCGGGAAACTGAAAAAAAACGTGGTGGTGGTGACCCAAAAAAGCCGCCGCCGCGGGGAGATTTCTTCCGGCGTCCATATTCGTGGCGTTAACCCGCGCACCGGCAACAGCGATAACACGATGAAGGCGAATAACCCGAGAAACGCCTTTTACTGGCGATTCGTTGAAATGGGAACTGCCAACATGCCGCCACATCCTTTCATTCGTCCCGCTTTTGACGTCCGACAGGAGCAGGCGACAGAGGTCGCGATCAGGCGCATGAACCAGGCCATCGATGAGGCATTAAGCAAATGACGGAAGACGATCTCTATCCTCTGCTGGAACCGCTGGCCGGAGGGCAGGTTTATCCCTACGTTGCGCCGCTCGGCAGTGACGGGAAGCCTTCAGTCTCGCCACCCTGGATTATCTTTTCCATCGTCGATGATGTTTCCGCTGACGTACTGTGTGGCCAGGCAGAGAGCAGGGTTTCCGTTCAGGTCGATGTGTATTCCACTTCGATCGCTGAATCACGCTCTCTGAGAGATTTGGCGCTCTCTTCGCTTAAGCCGTTAAACCCTACAGAGGTGGTAAAAATCCACGGATACGAGCCAGACCGTCGGCTCTACCGTGCCACCCTGGATTTTAAAGTTACCCCCTGACAATTAATTCACCCAACGAACCCGCTAATGGCGGGTTTTCTTTTTCCAGGAGACAGCTATGTCTGCACTTTATGAAAAATCGCAGCTGACGAAGATCCTTATTTCCTCCCTGCCAGCCACCAAAGAAACGATGGATTCCGCAACCTTCCTCGATCTGAGTTGCACCATCAAAGAAATTCAGTTCACTGGTGGCCAGAAGCAGGATATCGACGTAACAACGCTTTGCTCTACCGAGCAGGAGAACATCAACGGTCTGCCTTCTCCGTCAGAAATCTCTCTGTCCGGTAACTTCTACAAGAATCCGGCGCAGGACGCCTTGCGTGAAGCGTATGACAACGATTCGACCTACGCTTTCCAGGTTATCTTCCCGTCCGGCAAGGGCTTTAAGTTCCTGGCTGAAATCCGCCAGCACACCTGGTCTTCCGGTACCAACGGCGTGGTTGCGGCAACGTTCTCCCTGCGCCTGAAAGGTAAGCCTGAAAACATCGAGTCTGGCTCCTGAGAGGTCGCATGAAGAATATTAAAAATCTCGCCCTGGCTAAGATGTCGGGTTTTCGTCATAAGACAGTCGCCGTTCCTGAGTGGGAAGGCGTCAAAGTGGTTCTCCGTGAGCCGTCAGGTGAAGCCTGGCTGCGCTGGCAGGAAGTGGTGAAAGCGGGTGCTGATGATGAAAATGTGTCAGTATCGGAAAAGGCACACCGTAATCTTTGCGCTGACGTTGTGCTCTTCATTGACGTTCTGTGTGACACCGATAAGCAACCGGTATTCAGCGTAGATGAAGAAGAGCAGGTGCGTGAAATCTACGGCCCCGTCCATTCACGCCTGCTAAAACAGGCGCTTGACCTGATCAACAACGCGGACGAAGCGCGGGAAAAGTCTCAACCCCCGGCGTAAAGTTTCTGATGTCGCTTGCGCTCCGGATGGGGCGCACGCTCTCAGAGCTTCGGCAGAATATGACGGCAAGCGAGCTTCTGATGTGGATTGAGTACGACAGGCAAAGTCCGGTTGGCGATATTCGTGGTGACATTCAGGCCGCCCAGCTCGTCTCTGCCATCTACGGCTCGCAGGGGGCAAAAGTACCGCTGGACGATGCGATCCTGCGCTGGGGTGGTGATGAGCAATCAGAACCGAAGGACCCGTTTGCTGGGCTTGAGGCTGCACTTACTGCCGCGACGCAGTGACTTTTGACCCAGATAATATTAGGATTCTTAGACTGATAATGCTGGGGAACCAAAATGGAAATTTTACTAGTTTCAATTGTTATAGGCTTAATTCCAGCCTTAATTGCTCAAAGCAAAGGAAGATCTTTCTTTGCATGGTGGGTGTATGGTGCTCTGCTATTTATAATTGCTTTTGTACATTCTTTGGTAATAAAGAAGGATGTTGCGGCAGAAGAAAAAGACTTAATTGAAAACGATGGCATGAAGAAGTGCCCATTCTGTGCAGAGTTAATCAAAAGCGAAGCTATTAAATGTAAGCACTGTGGTAGTGATTTAGCAGTCGATTCCCCACCGGTTAAGACTGATGAAGAATACCTCGAAGAAGCCAGGCAAAAGGTCTGGAAACAATAAAAATAAAACCGCTTCGGCGGTTTTTTTACGTCTGGAGTTAGACTAAATGGCAACTTTACGTGAGTTAATAATCAAAATTTCCGCTAACTCGCAATCATTCCAGACGGAAATTTCCCGCGCTTCACGTATGGGGCAGGATTATTACCGCACCATGCAAAATGGTGGCCGTCAGGCTGCCGCTGCCGCCCGAGAGAGCGAAAGGGCGTTATCTGATCTGACCGCTGGGTTTGCATCGGCAGGAAGAGCCGCTGCTGCTGCTACGGCCGCTTTTGCGACTGGTAAGCTCGTGCAGATTGCTGATGAGTGGAATTCCGTAAACGCTCGTCTTAAACAGGCATCATCTTCTGCTGATGATTTTGCTGCCTCTCAGCGCCAGTTAATGGAAATCAGCCAAAGAACTGGCACCGCGTTTTCAGACAACGCAAACCTTTTTTCACGCGCAGCTGCTTCAATGCGTGAGTTTGGGTATAGCTCTGACGAAGTTCTGAAAATTACCGAAGCTGTTTCTACCGGTCTTAAACTTTCGGGGGCTAATACTCAGGAAGCGAGTTCTGTTATCACTCAATTCAGCCAGGCTCTGGCGCAGGGCGTTCTTCGCGGTGAAGAATTCAACGCCGTTAACGAAGCAGGTGATCGTGTTATCCGCGCACTTGCCGCCGGAATGGGCGTGGCCCGCAAAGACCTGAAGAGCATGGCTGACCAGGGGCAACTTACGATTGATAAGGTTGTTCCTGCATTAATGAGCCAGTTGGGCTCATTACAGGGGGAGTTTGCCAGCATGCCGCAAACTGTTTCCGGCTCCCTGCAAAAAGTCACTAACTCATTCATGGCCTGGGTTGGTGGTGTCAACCAGGCTACTGGTGCTACCGATGCGTTGTCTGGTGGACTGGATAATGTCGCACAGACGCTTGATTCTTTTACCTCATCAGCAGTGAGCGGTGCGCTCAGTGAAGTTGCTGACAATATGTCCACAATAACAACAGTAGCTGGTGCGCTTGTTGGCGTTGGGTTGGCAAGATATCTCAGCGGAGTTGTAACCAGTGCCACGAGTGCAACTGGTGCACTAATATCAGCCGCTAAGTCAGAGGTTGCTCTTGCTGTCGCGCAGGACAAAGCGGCTCAGTCCGCTGTTGCGGCTTCCAGGGCTGAAGTTTATCGGGCTCAGCAAGCAGTACAGAGTTCAAGAAGTGCAGGTGTTCAGGCGGCTCAGCAAGAGAAAGTCGCGGCAGCTGAAGCAAAAGTCACTGCTGCCCATACCAGACTGACTACCGCTCTTGCCAGTGGTACAGCTACGGAAAAAGTGAGAGCCAGAACAGCACTTGAACGTGCGCAGGCAGGGCTGGTAGCAGCTAAAAATGCCGACGCTCAGGCTGTCGCTGAAAGACGGCTGGCTGCCGCTCAGGGTGCCTTAAACCGTAACCTCTCAAATCGTGTTTCGACTCAAAGTAATCTCAATAGCGTGACATCTGTCGGTACCCGGCTCATGAGTGGTGCCCTTGGTCTCATCGGCGGAATTCCTGGTTTGGTAATGTTGGGTGCTGGCGCATGGTATGCGGTGTATCAAAATCAGGAGCAGGCCCGTCGCTCTGCTCTGGAATACGCCAGCACAATAGATGAAGTCAGTAAAAAGTCGAGGGCAATGTCTCTACCTGAAGCTTCAGACAATGCCGAGAAAACGCGCGCAGCATTGAATGAGCAGAATAGGCTGATCGATGAACAAAAAAGCAAGATTGAAAGCCTGAAAGAACAGATAGCTGGTTATCAGTCAGTGATCAGCAACCCCGGCCCAACGACCAGCGGTGGTTTCATGATTAACCACCTGACATCTTTGGACACTGTAACTCGTGGGCTGGCTACGGCTACAGAGCAGTTATCTGTTGAGCAAGAAAGACTTGCTCAGATGCAGGAAAAATCTGCTTCTATTCAACAGGTTCTTGAAGGGCTTGAACATCGGCGGGTGACATTGATTCGGGAGGAGGCCGCCAATCAGAACCGGGCTTATCAATCTCTCCTATTGATGAATGGCCAGCATGACGAATTTAACCGGTTACTTGGTCTGGGTAATCAACTCCTAATGGCACGTCAGGGACTGGCTAACGTCCCGCTCAGACTCCCTCAGGCCGACCTCGACAAAAAGCAAACTGATGCTCTCGAAAAGAGTCGCCGGGATCTGGAGTTGTCACGCCATAAGGGTGAGGCCAAAGAGCGCCTGCGTCTGAGTTATGCAGCCGATGACCTGGGGTTAACCAGTGATCCGCAATTCCAGACAGGCCGTCAGGAGTTTATTAATAACGGTCTTGCTGAATGGCGGAATAATGAGGCCAACAAACCTAAGGCGAAGGGCGGTAAAACCGAAGGCGAGAAAACCGAGGATGTGTATAAGCGCCTTATCAAGCAGCAAAAAGAGCAGATTGCCCTGCAAGGCCAGAATACTGAACTGGCGAAGGTTAAGTACCAGGTCAGCCAGGGCGAACTTGCTTCTCTGACAGAAGCCCAGAAAAAGACGGTATTGCAGAATGCTGCGCTGATTGACCAGGTTAAATTACGTGAGCAACTGCGAAATTACGAAGCCAACCTTGCCGACAGTAACGCCAGCGCCCGCGCAGCCAATGAAGCGCAACTGCTGGGATACGGGCAGGGAACCAGGTTCCGTGAAAGACTTCAGGAGCAGTTCAATCTGCGTAAGGAGTTTGAGCAGAAGAATACCGATCTTCTCCGCCAGCGTCAGGCTGGTGAAATCGACGAGACGTTCTATCAGCAGGGGCTGGCACTTAATAAGCGCTACCTCGAAGAGCGCCTGCGCGACCAGGAGGGATATTACGCAGCTTCTGATGCGCAGCGTGACGACTGGATGACGGGACTGTCTGAGGGTTATGCGAACTGGGTGGACGAAGCTACTGATTATTCTTCCATGGCCGCTGACGGCATGAAGCAGGCCATGGGTGGCGCGGTCACCACGATCACCGACATGCTCAATGGAAACGTTGACAGCTGGAAGGACTGGGGCGTGAGCGTACTGAAGATCATCCAGAACGTTCTGGTGAACATGGCTGTTGCTAATGGCGTCAGCTCAATTGGATCACTGTTCAGTTTTGGCGCCTCGTCAGCCGCAACCGCCAGCAGCGGTACCGCTATTCAGAATGCCGGCGCGAACTTTACCTTTAATGCGAAGGGTAATGTTTATGACTCTCCGTCCCTGAGCGCTTACAGCAATGGCGTTTTTCAGACGCCTCAGCTGTTTGCTTTTGCCAAAGGTGCGGGGATTTTCGGCGAGGCAGGTCCTGAAGCCATTATGCCACTCACGCGGGCACCTAATGGTGATCTTGCTGTTCGCGCAGTAGGGATGCCGCAGGTCTCTGGTGGCGTGCCTTCAGTTAACTTCGGCGATATCAATATTCAGGGCGGTTCTCCACAGGCGTCCAGTCAGGGTACTGCCGGAGCAGCAGGCAGGCAGCTTAAGGATGCCATCACTGGTGTCATTAACGAACAGGCCAGCATGCCGGGCTCGCCTCTGTGGCGATTAATCAAGGGAGTTTAACCATGGCAGTCGAAACCTTCAGCTGGTGCCCAAAGGTTGCCTCTCAGGTTGATACAAATTTTCGTACCCGAAAGGCACAGTTTGGCGATGGCTATGCGCAGGTGGCCGGGGACGGTATCAACCCGGTAACACCTCAGTGGAGCGTGAGCTTTACCGGTGACGAGGCTTACATTCAGACCATTAAAAACTTTCTGAACAGACATGCCGGGTGGAAGTCATTTATCTGGAAGCCGCCGCTTGAGCCTTCAGGTTTATGGCGCGCGGAATCCTTCCAGATATCTACCCACGGCAACAAAAAATACACCCTCAGCAGCACATTCATACAGGCATACCATCCATGAGTATTTCATCTGATGTCCAGAAACTGGAACCGGGTAAGCGCGTCCGCCTGATCGAGGTGGACGGCTCAGCGTTCGGTGCGGGTATTCTTCGCTTTCACAACGAGACAATCCCGCATACCGAGGCGGAAATCATCGCCGCAGGCGGCGACGAGTCAAAACTTGAGCCGAAGTCGGTGTGGTGGCAGGGGCAGGAGTATGGCGCGTGGCCGTATGAACTGACCGGCATATCTGTAAGCAGTGACGGCCAGAGTTCACGGCCGTCACTCACTGTTGCAAACATCAGCGGTACGATTGGCGCGCTGTGCCGAAGGTTTCAGGGGATGGCTAAAGCAAAGGTGATCATCCATGACACCTTCGCTCACTACCTGGACGCAAGAAATTTTCCTAGCGGGAACCCGACTGCGAATCCCAACGAGGAGCGCAAACAGGTTTATTACATCGACCGTAAATCAGGGTCAGACGATGAAACCGTAGAGTTTGAGCTTTCAAGTCCAGCCGATTTGCGAGGGCAACTCATTCCGACCCGGCAAATTCAGCCAATGTGCACGTGGTGCATGCGGGGCTGGTACAAAACCGGGAACGGCTGCACCTACGCCGGGCAAAACGGCTGGTTCGATAAAGACGGCAATCGGGTGGACGATCCTTCACAGGATGTTTGCTCCGGATTGCTGTCAACGGGCTGTAAACCTCGCTTCGGAGAGAATGAACAGCTGGATTATGGCGGGTTCCCCGGCGCTTCACTTCTGAGAGGATAATCATGCGCGACAAAACAGTTAGCGCCATTCTGGCGCATGCCGCCGCATCCTTCCCCGAGGAGTGCTGTGGCGTGGTTATTCAGAAGGGGCGGGTGGAGAAATACATCCCCTGCAAAAATAATGCTGAGTCGCCGACTGAGCAATTTGAACTTAATCCTGAGGATTATGCGGCCGCCGAAGAGCAGGGCACTGTGGTGGCGATCGTCCACAGCCATCCCGGCGACGGGGCAACAACTCAGCCGAGCGAGCTCGACATGCTGATGTGTGATGCCACGGAACTGCCCTGGATTATTGCATCGTGGCCGGAGGGCGACATTCGCACCGTCATGCCTCGCGGAGACCGTCCCCTCACAGGGCGCCATTTTGTACTCGGGTATGCAGACTGCTGGTCTCTCATCATGGACTATTTCCGCATCGAGCACGGCATTGAACTGCCCAACTACAGCGTAGATCGCCACTGGTGGGAGCAGGGTGAAAACCTCTATATGGATAACTGGCAGGAATGCGGTTTCCGTGAGTACGACGGTCCCGCTCAGCCAGGTGACATGGTTATCATGCAGGTTCAGTCCACCGTCCCGAACCATGCCGGGATTTTGCTTGATGGCAACATGCTACTGCATCACATGTATGGCCAGCTAAGCCAGCGTATTCCCTACGGTGGCTATTACCGTGACCGTACCATCAAAATTCTGCGTTATAAGGATTTGATGTAATGGAAAGAAAAACCGTTATCAAACTCAGCGGCTCAATGGCTCAGCGATTTGGCAGGACACATCGCCGTGCACTAACGTCCGCCAGCGAAGTTTTCAGGGCGCTTTCTAACACCATTGATGGATTTGATTCCTACCTGCGCGAGACCAGAGCGAAAGGGCTGGACTTTGTCATCTTCCGAAACCAAATAAACATAGGCAAGGAAGAGTTTGATCTTCTTGGGCCTGGTGATGAGCTCCGCATTATCCCTGTCATACGCGGTAGTAAAAGGGCGGGGCTCTTTCAAATTGTTACTGCCGCCGCAATTGCGGCCTTTACCTGGTGGAACCCAATAGGATGGGCAGCAAGCACACAAATGGCACTATATGCCGCAGCTGGCTCTATGGCCGTTGGCGGTGTAGTGCAAATGCTCTCTCCTCAGGTTTCAGGTCTGCGAATGCGTCAGGAACCTGATAACAAACCCTCCTATGCGTTTGGTGGTCCCGTTAACACGACGGCATCTGGCAATCCCGTCCCCCTGCTTTATGGGCAACGGGAAATTGGCGGTGCCATTATATCCGCCGGGGTTTATGCAGAAGATCAGCAATAAACCAAACCACGTACTGCAAGCCACCTGACGGTGGCTTTTTTATGGACGCGATATGACGACGACAATCATCAAAGGCCGCGGCAAAGGTGGCAGCAATCAGACCCGTACGCCTGTTGAGGCACCAGACAGCATTCAGTCCATTGCAAGGGCAAAGGTGCTGATTGCTCTTGGGGAGGGGGAGTTCGCCGGCGGGCTTGATGGTAAAAATATTTTCCTTGGCGACTCATCTTCATACACCCCTCTCCAGAACGCCGACGGAAGTTACAATTTCAATAATGTAAAATACGAGTTCCGTTCCGGTACTCAGGACCAGGATTACATTCAGGGCTTTCCGGGCATTGAAAACGAACTTCAGGTTTCATATGAGCTGAAACAGGCTGTATCGTATGTTCGGGCGGTATCCAACACGCAGCTCTCTGCGCTGCGAATTCGCCTGGGATGGCCAACTCTTTTACTCCAGAAAAACAACGGTGATAAAGTCGGCACCCGCGTCGAGTATGCTATCGATCTGTCGGTCGATGGCGGGCCGTATGAAACGGTGGTTAACGGTGCTGTTGATGACAAAACCACGTCGCTTTATGAGCGCAGTCACCGCGTCAATCTTCCGAAAGCCTCGACTGGATGGCAGTTGCGGGTTCGCAGAATCACGCCGGATTCCACGAGCGTGAATATCGTCGACACCATGCGCGTTGTGGCCGTTACTGAAATTATTGACGCCAAACTTCGCTACGTTAACACAGCGCTGCTGTATGTAGAGTTTGACGCAAAGCAGTTCCCTAATGGCATTCCTCAGGTTGTGTGCAATCCGAAAGGGCGAATCATCCGTGTACCTGATACTTATGATCCCGAAACCCGCACTTATTCTGGTACATGGGAGGGCGTATTTAAATGGGCGTGGACGGATAACCCTGCCTGGATTTATTACGACATCATTCTGAACGAGCGCTTCGGGCTGGGTCAAAGAATCGATGCGACTCAGATAGACAAATGGGAACTTTATCGCATCGCCCAGTATTGCGATCAACTGGTACCAGACGGCAAGGGCGGCAGCGGGACGGAGCCTCGTTTTCGTTGCAACGTTTATATCCAGGACCGTAATGACGCCTGGACCGTACTTCGTGACCTGGCGGGTATATTTCGCGGCATGACGTACTGGGGCGACAATAAGATGTATGTCCTGGCTGATATGCCACGGGATGTGTGGCACATCTATAACCACGCCAGCGTTGTTGAAGGAAAATTTACCTTTGCGGATCCGAGTGAAACCACCCGAAACACTGCCGCGCTGGTGAACTGGTCAGACCCAGCCAACCACTATAAAGACACGCCTGAGCCTGTTTACGATAACGATCTGGCCATGCGCTTCGATTATCGTCAGCTCGAAATGACTGCGATCGGCTGCACCAGGCAGTCAGAGGCAAACCGGCGGGGGCGCTGGGCGCTGCTCACTAACGGTATCGGCGAGGTGGTGACCTTCAGCACGGGCATGGACGTTCCACCTGTCGGGGAGGTGATCGGCGTGGCTGCTAACGAGCTGGCCGGAAGAACTATCGGCGGCAGGGTGAGTGCGGTTAACGGCCGCAACATAACCCTCGATCGCGCCGCTGATGTGAAGGCCGGGAACCGGCTGTTTTTGAATCTTCCATCAGGCACAGCTCAGGCCAGAACCGTCCAGGCCGTTAACGGAAACACAGTCACTGTCACCACACCCTACAGCGAAACGCCGGAGGCTGAATGTAACTGGGGTGTGGACTCTGACGATCTGTTTATAGCGCTTTTCCGTGTTACGGGAACGCGGGACAACAACGACGGCACTTTCGAAGTCACCGGGACGACTTACAACCCTGACATCTATTCCGCCGTTGATACCGGCGCAAGACTGGACGAGCGGCCAGTCAGTGTCATTCCACCTGGGGTTCAGGCTCCACCAGGAAATATTGTCGTAGACAGTTACTCTACGGTTAACCAGAACATTGCGATTACCACTATGCGTGTTGCCTGGGATTCTGTTCAGGGTGCAGTTGCTTACGAGGCGGAATGGCGGCGTGACAGCGGCAACTGGGTAAGCGTGCCCCGAACGTCTTCTCTCGGTTTTGAAGTGCAGGGTATCTACTCGGGTCGCTATCTGGTCCGCGTCAGGGCGGTGAACGCCAGCGACGTTTCATCAGTCTGGGCGACATCATCAGAAGTGAATCTTACGGGTAAAGTGGGCAATCCGCCGAAACCGGTCGGCTTCATCGCTTCCGATAATGTGGTATTCGGTATCGAGCTGAGCTGGGGATTCCCGGCGAACACCGACGACACGCTGAAGACGGAAATTCAGTACAGCCCGACCGGGACGGAAGACGATGCGATGCTGCTGGCAGACGTACCCTATCCGCAGCGCAAGTATCAGCAGATGGGTCTTAAGGCTGGGCAAATTTTCTGGTACCGCGCGCAGCTGGTTGACCGAAGCGGAAACGAATCAGGGTATACAGACTTTGTGCGCGGGCAGGCCAGCATTGATGTATCCGATATCACCGATGCGATCCTGGAGGAGATTAAAGATTCCGAGGTATTTAAGGATCTGATTGAAAGTGCTGTAGACAGTAGCGAGAAACTGGCCGAGCTTTCTGATGCAATTAAGGAGAACGCCGATGGGCTGGCTGCCGCCGTAGGTTCGAATAAGCAGACAGCAGAAGCAATCATCGGCAACGCGCTGGCTATTGCCGATGTTATCGTGCGCCAGACAGCCCAACAGGGCGCTAACTCTGCGACATTCGAACAGCTCCGGGAGGTGATCGCTACTGAAACGGAGGCGCGCGTAACGGATGTTACCCGTCTTGAGGCAAAAACAGCGCAGAACGTAGCGGGAATTACCGAGGTAAGGCAGGCTCTGTCAGATGAAGCTCAGGCAAGGGCTACTGCTGTTGATCAGCTCACTGCGAGTACTCAGGTCATTTCTGATAAAGCTGATTCGGCTTCGAGTAAAGCTGATGCTGCATCAGGTAAGGCAGATGCAGCTGAACAAGCCAGCTCACAAAACACTGCTGATATCACCACGTTGCGACAGGTTGTCACCGACACGACTTCATCAATGGCATCCCGCCTGGAGGAGCTGGGAGCAAGAACCGATACTGCCAGCGGCGGCATCCAGAATAACGCTATCGCGCTAATAACGAGTACGCTGGCGCAGGTTGATCAGCAGGTGAGACTGAGCGCGCAGTACGGTGACAGTAAGGCCAGCATCGATCGTATTGATAATGTTATGGCAAGCGACAGGGAGGCAACAGCGCGTTCGCTGCTGAGTTTGCAGACTGACGTGAACGGCAACAAGGCAGCAATCAACAGCCTGAATCAGACGTTCTCCGATTACCAGCAGGCCACGGCCACGCAGATAAACGGCATCACGGCGACCATCAACGGACATACCTCAGCCATTACCACTAACGCTCAGGCCATCGCGAACGTTAACGGGGACCTGAAGGCGATGTACAGCATCAAGGTCGGGTTATCCAGCAATGGTCAGCTTTACGCGGCAGGGATGGGGATCGGTGTAGAGAATACGCCGTCCGGCATGCAGTCGCAGGTTATCTTCCTGGCTGACCGCTTCGCCGTAACGCACCAGGCCGGAGCGACCGTTACGCTTCCTTTCGTTATCCAGAATGGGCAGACCATAATTCGGGACACGGTCATTGGAGACGGGACGATTGGAAACGTCAAGATCGGCAGCTATATCCAATCTTCAACCTGGGACGGCACCGGGAACGTTGGCTGGCACATCAACAAATCTGGCTATGCAACGTTTAACAACGTGACCGTTCGTGGCTCGATTTACGCCACAACGGGTAACTTTGGATTCAGTGGGCCGAACAAGGCGACGGTGATAGACAGTAATGGTGTAACTATCAACCTGACCGGAGGCGGCCGTATCGTACTTGGAGAATGGACATAACATGCCAAGAGGACTACTAATTGATCTGAATGATGGCGGAAAGCGGATGGAGATAACGGCGGGTCTTCGGTGCCCGTCTTTTGGAGCCTACTTTGACAGTGGCTACCAGAAAGCCAAATACGCTGATATTGCCGGTTATGTTTCCGGGGCGCAGGTGCTGTTTATCCCGCACGCGACAGCTTACCTTGATTCAGGGCTGCTTCATAAAATGAACTCGGTCACCATATCCGGTGGCCGTGTGACGCAGAACTCCACGATGAAGGACGTAAGCATCAGTGAGCGTGAGAGTACGTACACGTTCCCCGGAAGCATCTGGCAGATATTTCCTCCTGGCCAGCGTAAAGGAGAAGGCCTGCTTATTGATGACAGTACTGACTTCCTGGCGATTACCAATGCCACGCAGTCAGGGCAGTGTATCTGGAAGGGGACCGTCAATGTCCCCACAGGCGGCTGGGCAGTTCCCACGATCGCGGGGTACGACAAGTCCAAATATATTGTCTTCGGGCGCTGCAATAGCGGTAACACAGTCGATTTCGATGGCAACACGGTCAGGTTCTTCAGCCCTCCATCCACCAACGATGACGCTCCGACGACCGGCACGATAGATATTGTCATATTCGCCAGTGGCGTGGCGCCTCAGCCGGGCACCGGCCTCAACATCTTCAATGCAGCCGGGGCTTGCACGTTTTCGACGACAAAGCGGCCTTTCGTCTACCTCAACCAGCTATGGACACCTTCGAAAAATGCCGTGAGCATCGGCAGCGGCTATGTTCCGCTGGGCAGATTCGGGCTGATGGCTCACGAAGTAAATGGCATGTATGTGTATCGAATGTTCGGAATAAAAATACAGAACGGCAGTGCTTCAGTTCAGGGTGGGAAATATCTGGGGCGCGAGCGGTATGCAATTTTTGGTAATGACACGGTAACGCCGCTGAATCTTCCCGTTCTACCCGATATGTACGTCTGAAAAAACTGTCTTTTTAATCAACCCCGCTCCGGCGGGGTTTTTTATTGCCTGGAGAAAACATGATTTATACCACTGGCACTATCGCCATCAGCGGAAACACCCTTACAGGTACCGGCACAAACTTCACTGCTGCTGGTTCTCTTATTCGTAACGGCTGTACCGTTATTGCAATGACCAGCCCTGTGCAGGTATTTCAGATTACCACCATCGGCAGCGCAACAAGTCTCACCGTAACGCCAGCAGCTAACCCAACTGTTCCCGCCGGAACCCGGTTTGCCATTCTTCTGAGTGACAGTCTGAGCGTGGATGGGCTGGCGCAGGATATCGCTGAAACCTTCACGATGTACCAGCGCTACATGAGCGGGTTCGCTGATGTAATGAACGGGACATCTGATGTCACCATCACTATCAACGGCACTGCCGTTACCGTGCCGGGTCAAAAATCTCTGGCGAAGAAAGGGGCTAACAGCGACATTACCAGCCTTTCTGGGCTGAAAACAGCTCTCAGCATTGAGCAGGGAGGGACCGGGGCAAAGAATGCCGCTGAAGCTCGCACAAACCTCGGTTTGGGAAGTAGCGCCACAAAGGACGTTGGAACGACATCAGGAAATGTACTGGGAGTAGGTTCGTTTCGAATAGGCATCAGGTATTCCCCTGGGGAGGCTATCAATTTTTCTTCAAGGTCTTGGAATCAGGGTGAGCACACATATGTGGGACCAACGAATTCCAGCGGCTGGCCTGTAGGGGTTCCATCAGGATATTACCGAATCTCTGCAATGGCTGGGCGTGATAGCGGAACAGAATATACTCTATTAATGTTTTCTGATTCAGCGGGCGGGGATCTTTATTATGCAAGTAGTCGTGCTGGAAATTTTATTGGCAGAAAGGTGCTCACAAACGGTAATACCACCGTTGATAGCAATGGTTTCGTTAAATCAGCCTCACCAATAGTGAAAATATTCCGTGATGGCAAATTTGAAACCAATGACGAATCAGAAGGCTGTACCGTAACTCGTATGAATACCGGAGAGTATCTGATCGAAGGCTGCATGGGTCTGAACTCTGATGCGGCCTGGGGAGGGATTGATGGCGGATTCGATATACCTAAAGATCGCAATGGGCAGGCCCTAATCTGGCTGGACTATGAGGTTAGTGCCGACGGGTCAGTACTGGTAAAAACATTTCACCGGGAATACCCGACAGCACCGGCATTTGCGAGGAACTCACTGGAAGGTTTAGTGGATGGAGACCCGGTCGACATTCCGGCCGATCAGTATGTTAGCGTTCGTGTAGAGATGCCGCAAAACAGTATCTGGAATCAGCGTGCAGCTAAGGCTGAAGTTTCTGATTCATCATCTGATTAAAGGCAGAATCATCAGGCATATCCAGGCGAACATCGATCCAGCTGTTCACCGGCACGTCCATCGGTTCCCCTTTTGTTTTGACGATCTCCCCTTCATCGCTCAGCATGTATTTTCGCTTAAACAGGCGGATAGTAAGTCCGCCGTTTTCGGTTTGCTCTGCCTCAACTACACCCAGCTCCCCCATGCCGCCAGGGTCCATTGGCGGCAGCAGTTGCCAGCCTTCTGATGCCAGGCCTGCCGAACCTGTCAGCACATAAACACCAACATCGAGCCGGGAAAGGGTTATTCCCTCCGCCTCAGCATTAGCCGTACCGCATCCGCACCATGAAAATCCATCCTCAGCTATATCAGCGCGCTGACATTCATCCAGGCTTTTCACAATACGGGCAACTGGTGAAGCTGCTTTAAGTGTTCCATCCGATGCTTTTGTCGTGTTTGTCGTTGTGTAAAACTCTGACCAACCTGTAAATCCATTGCTACCATTAGATACCCTTATTGCCATACGCGCAGTACTGATTCCAGTCATAGCTAACTGAGAATAGATCGCCCCTGCTGTACGTACGTTAATGACCCCTTGCCATGCTCCAGGAAACGCTCCAATATTTTCTGTTGCTGACCAATATCCATAGCCAGTTGGCTGATCTGATGATCCAGGGGAAATAGGTCTGGCGTTAGTTGAATTTAAGGTTGCTCCTAAACCAAAAGCACCTACTTGCAATACGTTATCTGTTGCAGTGCCCACATCCTTTGTCGCGCTACTTCCCAAACCGACGTTTTATAGATTGCCCTGCGGCAGCCATGCCGATAACGTCACCTGATTTTTTTGCAGAAAATATTGGGTGAAAAACATGCAAATTGGCTACGTTAGGGTGTCAACAAATGACCAAAACACAGATCTTCAGCGACAAGCTCTCGAACTAGCAGGATGTGAACAGGTTTTTGAGGAAAAAATGAGCGGGACGGTAGCGAACCGGCCAGCGCTTAAAAAGCTTCTGCGAACGCTGAATGAGGGCGATACGCTGGTAGTGTGGAAGCTGGATCGCCTCGGGCGAAGCATGCGGAACCTGGTACTGCTGGTAGACGAACTCCGGCAGCGCGGCATCCACTTCAAAAGTCTTACGGACAGCATAGACACCTCCAGCCCAATGGGGCGTTTCATATTCCACATCATGTCAGCCCTGGCCGAGATGGAGAGGGAGTTAATCGTGGAACGCACCCGGGCGGGACTGGCGGCTGCCCGGGAGAAGGGGCGGATAGGTGGCAGGCGCCCGAAGTTAACCCCTGAGCAATGGGCGCAGGCTGGCAGGTTGATCGCAAACGGAGTGGACAGAAAGCAGGTGGCGATTATTTACGACGTTGCGGTGTGCTCACTGTATAAAAAGTTTCCCGCGGGTAAGGCGTAAAAGAATAATGGGCAGCGCTGAAATAGCTGCCCGTAAAGCTATTATCCATGCTGGCGAACGGTAGGTGAGTCTGAGGTTAACCACATGTCAGATTCATCAAACATTTCTTCCAGCATTCGGTTCAGTTTTTCACGATCACTTTTGCTGGCGTTGCTGTTTAAGGCGTTCGCCTGCATCGGCTTAACCTTCACTTCTGCGTCAGGGAAAATCTGGTGCACCCGTTTCGTCAGCTCTGCCAGGATAATCTCTCTGGCGCCAACCAAACCATCAACATTACGCTTGTCATAGACCAGCTCAACGAACAT